AGATAAGATAACTCCTAAACAAGCATCTTTTGCAGAGCACCTAGTAGCTCAAGAAAATAGAAAAACAGCTAGGGAGTGTGCCGTTCTTGCAGGCTATCCTGAAAAATCATCAAGAGCTAAAGCCTCTCAACTACAAAATCCTAAATTGTTTCCAAAGGTTCATGAGTATATTCGTGCATTACAAGAAGATCTTTGGAACAAATATAAAATATCACCAGCAACCCACATGAGAAGACTTCATGAATTAGGACTGCGTGCAGAAAACCCTAGCTCAGATGATGTCAATACTTTTGATATGAAACCAGACTTGAAAACTGCTTTGATGGCCGAGATAAGCCGTGGTAAAGCAGCAGGATTTTACGACAAGAAAGAAAAGGTCAAGGATAAAAGTATTGATAATTTGTCTTTAGAGGAAGTGACCGAACTCTTAGATAAATTGAGAAGGAATGTAACAATAGAGCATGCAACCGAGACAATTCAAAGCAACAATCAGTCTCAAGAAAGCGATAATAAAATTTCTTGAGCAAGGGTACTATGTTTTTCAAAACTGTTCCGAGCAAGGACCCATTGACATTATTGTTGTCAACCCTGCAAATGGTAGATCGCATTATTTTGATGTTAAAACTTCGAGGGGAACAAGAGTAGTTGATGGCAAAGCAGTCGGAGGTTCTGGAAACAAACTTAAACCAAGGCAAAAAGAACTTGGAGTTCGCCTCGTCATTGTCGAAGGTGACGAAGTTCGCATTATCGAAACGAGAGAAACAATCAGAAAGAGGCAAAGAAAAGAAAAAAAGTTCCTATACAAAGCGAGGAAAGGAATCGACTTTTTGGAAGAATATTAAAGAGATAACTCCTAGTATACATTGGACCAGAATAGAAACTTATGGAACTCCAGGGATACCTGACTTGTTAGGAGTGCTCGTGCATAAACCTAAAAACATTTCGTTTTGGTGTGAGTTGAAAATAGCTGATACCTTGTGCTTGCGCTTGAGTCCTTTTCAAATATCTTGGAATATAAAAAGATATCAACTTTGCAAAGATAATTTTATCTTAGCTAAGATCCCAGAAACAAGAGAGATAATGATGTGGGAAGGCTCTTGTGCTCGTGAGCTTGCGACCAACTACAAAGAAGTCTCCCCGTTATTTACGATAGCACAACCTTACAAAGATGTGCTTGAACCCGAACTTAAGCGTGTGCTTGAACTTGTTCCCTAATATTTTTATCTTCAATTACTTTGTCAATGTAGACATCCATGACATCCCAACTTACACCGATTGTTTCGTCATGTTTATCTAACATTAACTTTAAAACATATCTGCAATCATCAGTAGTTAATTTACTTTCTAGCCCTCTAGATTTTAATTGTTCTTTAACATCATCAGTAGTCCATTCTAACGATATTGTATCTTTGTTTATTTGTTTCATTCTGCCTCCTCCCTTTCTTTTTCATAAAATGTTTCTGACATATCTAATTCGTCATAAAAATTAATTTTTTTAGCGTCACAAAAATGTCTTAGGTCACAGAGGACATCTGCAACACGATAGTATTCATCTTCACTATCCTCGCCCCTTAAACCTAAAAGACTTTTAATTTTCTTTACTCTATCTTTGTTGTTCATTATTGTTCCTCTCTGATATTTTCTATTTCGTTTTCGTCTAGAGCAATACCATACTCTTCTTGATATTGCTCTATGATTAGTTTTTTGTATTCCTCAACGCTGTTGGCTTCTCTATTGTTTCCAATAAAGTGAAGTTTTACTTCGCAAGTGTATTCTTTCATTCTTGTTCCTTAATATTTTTTTCTTGTTTTTGGCTCTCTTCTTTTTCATATACATAAGCACTAATACTAAAAGCGTTTAATGCTTCTGTAATCGTGTCTAAAGTATCTTCGTTTTCATTTTCTACTTCAATAATATATTCTTTCATTATGTGTCCTCTTTTTTATCCTCTAACGCTTTGATTATAGTTTGATACGCCCTATCTATTTTCTTTTGCTCACTAGGTTCAGAGCTAATACAATCCTCACAATATCCCATTAATGCAAAATGAATAGTTTCTAATGCGTTTTCTAATTTTTTACCAACTACACTCATAAATTACCTCTTCACCAGATTTTAAAGCCTCTTTACAATACTCCAAAAATTTTAAATCTTGATCTTTGTATTGTTTAACTGATTCCTCTTGGAACTGTTGCCCCCAAAAAAATCCATCATGTGCAAAGTAGTCATGATAGTTTTCTTTTATAGCCTCTTCTAATTTTTCTACTACTTCCTGTGTCATAATCACAGGGTTGTCACCAGCGTTAAAACCAAGATTAAAACCATTACTAGCTTTTGTATTTGGATTTTGCTCTTTCCAAATGGTATCCATGAACTTTTGTAGTCGTGCGTGTTTCCTCCAAACAAAAACTTTCTTTCTTTCCTCTTTGTCGTTAGCGTAAAACAAATCCCAGTTTACTTTATGTTCTTTAGCGTGTGCGTGTTGGTCTAAACCCATTTTAAATTACCTCCGTAATATTTTGTTATTTTTATTGAGTAGTTTTAATTTTCGCCACGAAGTTCTCTTGGTGTCTACACATATGGCACTACTCAAGCCATTCGGTGGGGGTGCGAACCGTAAGTTTAGCATTACCTATTACCTATACGCACTTTGTTGTCATGGTAACCCCATAGTCAGCATGCAAAACGCCGTTCCACTTGTGTCATACAAGATCGCTACTTATTTTTGATTCCTTTATAGCAACTATGCCCACTTAGAGATGATTCGAGGGCTACTTAATTACCTCACGATAATTTAAGCATTCTATTAATGAATAGACTTTAGCCGTTGGTTATACTACTCATCTCTGATTATTAATATAGGATATTATAGGATTATTTCAAGCCCTAAAGTAAATTTTTTTGTGCTTGTCCATGTGCCTGTGCTTGTCCATGTGCCTGTGCGTGAGCTTGTGCCTGTGCCTGTGCGTGAGCTTGCCCCAGAACAGGTTTATCAACCAGCATCAACCTGGATTTAGTCATTTTTTATTACTTGGTGAGATAATAATTTATTACTTGGTGAGCTTTTAAACTGGTTTTGGCCAGGTCCCCAATAATCATTTAATTATTAAATGATTATATGAATATGAATTATAAAAATTATAATCATAAAATAAATCTAGTTGTATCATATTTCCTGTTTTCTTTTCTTGCCTGTTTTATCTGTTTTTTCATTAAATAATGAAATCTACTTTTACATTTTACTGAACAAAATTCTCTTTTCTTGCCTCTTTTATCTGTTTTTTCAATCGTAAACTCTTTGTTGCATTGTTTACAGATAGGATTTAACTCTTCAACATAATGAATTTTAGTAATTAAAAATCTTGATTTTAGTTTTTCAATCGCCTCTGCTCTAGACTTGGCTTCAATAAATCTCTCATCAGGTATTGAAAATGATATTAAAAATTTACTCATTTTTTCTGTATCTTGCCTTTGTATCTATTAACTAGATCATAAATCGGTGTCATATCCTCTGAGTAATAACAATCATCAACAAAGTCATATAATTCTGCAATCGGTGTATTTTTAATCCTATCATCTGAATAAAATTCGTCTAATAAATGATTATTTAAATATCTTTTTGGCTTTTCTTTGTCATAGTCGTAAAGATATGGTTTTAACACTTCTTTTTTGTCATCATCTAAATAATTCCAACCGTTGAAATTGTCTTCATTACCATAAAAATTTAATTGATTATCATTATCTGATAGATAAGAAATTTTGGGCATATCTTGCCAATATTCGTTAGAATACCAATTTGAACCCTGATAATTGCCCTCAAATTCATTGATAATTATGAATTGTTTTGATTTACTATCTAAGAAAATTAGCTTTTCTGTTCCAATATGAGCTTCTAATTCTCTTTGAAAATCTTTATTAAAAATTAATTTTGGATTGTGTTGAAATAAATTTTTTAAATATTCGTTGTAGTGCCAAGTATCAGAAAAATTACTATTGTGAATAGGGATCGGTAATTTTGGTCCATTATGCATTAATCCTATAAAATGATTATCTTTTTTATAACTTATAAATGGATGACAATTTTTTTTATTTGTCTTTCCCTCTGTAGTAAATCGTAAATGAATAGCAATCTTATTTGTTTTACTTGAATGTAAATTATAAAAATTAATAACTTCATTTTCATTTTTTGGTAAAAACTTATCAGAAACAAATTCATTATTTTTGTTTACATACATAACACCCATACCATTTTGATTGCGTTTATATGCTGTTTTTAAATCATTTTTATTAAATGATTTTTTGTCATTAACTAAAATAATTAAACACATTTTAATCATTCTCACTTTCTTGAGCTATAAATTCGCTTTCTGAATTTGTAAAATTCTCAACCATTGTTTTAAATGTGATGTATTGGTTTTTAAAGTCCTCAAAATATTCTAAATGATTAAATATTTCTTTTTTATCTAAATAAAAATATAGATTTGAATAATCTTTGTTTACATTTTTAATTAACCAATCTAGATAGTTATGATAGTGAATTTTTTCTTTAATAATGTAATCAATATCAGATAGATCAGAATTTTTTACAAAATCATCTTGGCTTTTGAACTCTGATAAAATCCATTGGTTAACACTATCAACAAACTCTAAGTTTTTATAAAATGAAATCTTTTTTAAATTACTTCTAAAAATTCTAATTTCAATCGTATCATCATTACATAAATTCAATGCTCTAAATCTGTATCCATTGCCCTGATCGTCCGTATCGTCCCTATGTGGATCAAGTGTATCGTGATAAGAAGTATAACTGATAAATTTAGCGTATTGTTTATCTTCTCTTCCTGCAATATCAACTATAAATTGTTTGTTTATTGGACTATGATAAAAGAGATTTAAAACCCTCTGCTGAAAATCTGAAAAACTATTTCTGTTAATGTGAATATGCATTCCACAATTACTCCCATGATAGCCTTTACAACTTTCATGCAAGTTTAATTGAAAAAACTCTTCCCAAAAAATATTTTTATGATAATAAAAATCTGCATTTGTTGAAACTATTTCAAAACCCCTATCAGAGTCCAAAGAGCCGTCCCGTTTACACACAACATATTCTTTATTATCAATATTCATTGTTTCTTTGATCTCTTCAACAATCTCATATCTGTTATATTCTCTTGTTTCTACTTCGATTTCTATTCCATATCTAAGAGCCATATAGCCAAGATTTAACAACGCTATTATATAATTCCAACGCTTTAGATTATCCTCTTCCGTTTCCTCTTCATCATGATTGTTACAGTTGCAATTCTGCTCTTCATGGTGTGAATATTCGCAACTTTCACAAAATGTATAATTTCCTCCATAACAACTTTCACAAACATTTATACCATCACTATCAATATAATTTTGATAATCAAGGCTAGATACACAATCACAATCAGAGCATCTGAAATAATTATTATAATATCTATTTCTTGATATTAATTCATTACAATCGTTATAATATTGATCTGTTTCAAATGTGAATAAATCACTTTCATTACAATAATATAAATAATATTTTTCATTTTCTAAGTAATAACATCTATGATTTAATATTTCTATTAATGCTGACATTTGCTCTGATGTCTTATAAGCTCTGAAATTATTAAAATATAATTCACAAAAATATTGCTTTCTTGAAAATGGAATACTTTCCATGTCTATTATTTTGGCTATATCTTTGATGTTTAATCGCATTTTAAATATTCGTTAATTCTTATTCGAATATATAAAAAATCCTATAATAAGCAAACTAAATAAATAAACATTTATAAATTTTTTTCTATTTACGGATTGTCTAAATATCTATTGAAAAGCCTAGATAATTCCAATAATTGTCATAATAATTAATCTGCCGAAGGCTATCTGACAAAGAGTAAAAAATATTTAATATTTATCGGAATATTATTTTTTTTATTGCGTCTATATATGTATATATTTTCTTGGACCATTAGCCCTGATCGGTGGTCCTTGGTCCTTGGTCCTTGCGTCTGTCAAAAATCGCAAGAGATACTAGAGGAATATGAAATATTCTATATAAAATTATAGATAACCATTACCCCCTAAAATTGACAATGTATATGTGTATGTATATATATAAATATACATACAAAACATGACCGATTTACTTTCATCCGTGACTTCGATGAACCAAGAGGAACAAGAATTATTCCTCAAAAGGTTAGAACTAAAGAAGTTTCAGCTTGAGTCCGCCAAGAATGCGAAAGAATCCTTTGCCTCGTTTGTAAAAACTATATGGCCCGACTTCATAGAGGGGGGACACCATAAAATCATCTCTAAAAAATTAGAAGCTATCAAGGATAAAAAAATTACAAGATTAATTGTGAACATGCCTCCTCGTCATACAAAATCAGAATTTGCAAGTTATCTGTTCCCTGCTTGGATGATGGGGCATAACCCTAAATTGAAAATTATCCAAACCACCCATACGGCAGAACTAGCCTATCGTTTTGGTAGAAAAGTCAGAAACCTGATGAACGAGCAAGAGTATCGAAACATATTCCCAAAAAGTGAACTACGAGCTGACTCACAGGCAGCAGGTCGTTGGGAAACAAATTACGGTGGCGAATATTTTGCAGCCGGTGTCGGTGGTTCGATAACCGGTCGTGGTGCAGACTTGTTAATTATTGATGATCCTCATTCAGAACAAGATGCCATGTCTAAAACGTCCATGGAAAATGCATGGGACTGGTACACCTCTGGACCTCGACAGCGTTTACAACCAGGCGGAAGTATCGTTGTTGTCATGACACGGTGGTCAGAGGACGATCTAACAGAAAGATTAATCGAAGCACAAATGAAAGATCCACTAGCGGACAAGTGGGAGATTGTAGACTTCCCAGCGATCACGGACGACGGACAACCACAATGGCCAGAGTATTGGAAGAAGGATCAACTCGATGCGGTCAGAGCTTCTCTTCCTACAGCGAAGTGGAA